GTGTCCTTCTCAATAATACTTTTAGTAAGCTCCCTTGTAAGAGTTTCATAAATAAAAGCTGTATTTCGTTTTTTGTTATGCTTCATCTTTTTCAGCCTCTTTTTTTTCTAATTCTTCCACCAACCTGCGAACCTTCCTGGTGTTTTCAATCATTCGCACTTCGCTATTATTATAAATAGATTGCTTATCCTCATCTAGACCTGTCATTGATTTAAAGTCTGTTCTACCTAAACCAAGATCTGTTGATCTAACAACGCCGGCAGAAGTGCCGGTCACTGACCGATTGCTACTATATGTAGCAGTTTCTGGGGTGGCCGTGCTTCGAATGTGGCGGCGAGTGGGGCCGAGGTCACGTCTGTTATCGTTGCGACCGTCTTTCCTAGTATATCTACTTTTAGTATATTGACTAACATGTTCATCATCTTCGCTCAAATCATCGCGGCGGCCGGGTGACGTTAAGAGCGCCGACTCTTCGCCGCCACCAAGATCTTCGCCACCCAGATCACCAAGATCTTCGCCACCCAGATCACCAAGATCTCCGCCACCACCAAGATCTCCGCCACCCAGATCACCAAGATCTCCGCCCATGTCGCCCTCTTCCGCTGCGCCTTCTTCGGCCAAGCCTTCAAGGGCTTGTTGGAAGCGGCGATCGTAGAAAGACTCGCGTTGATTACGAAGGAACTCGTCATCCGAAAGCCTAAGAATATTTTGAGCAACCCAGTGCTTACTATATGTCCCCTCCGGAACCGACGCTGCGGTATCAAACTTGGTTTTCATATATTCAAGCTGCTGTAGTTCTGCAAGACGGGAAGGATTGTTAAGAGATAATTTAAAACTAATTAAATCATCGCCGCGGAAACCAAGAGTATAAAGATGAACGACTGCTATCTTTTCCAGCTCCGAAATTAGGGAGCGCTGCAACCTTTGGATTGTTCTTGCGAAACGAATATCCTTCTGAGCAAGAGTTGTTTTGTCTTCGGTATCCCCTTCGAGGTTTGTAAGATACGACTGAGGGACTTTAATGGCGGCAAATAACTTATCCCTCATATATTTAACATCTTCGATATCATCTAAAGATTTAGCGCCGGCGAGAGAACTAATATCAGACCCCACTCCCCCGCGCATTGGAATAAAATAATCTTCTTCTAGAGACAAGGGATTATAGCGTAGGTCAACGCGGCCAGTGCTTGCATCCACCAACTGATTTCTCTTCATCTCGGTTTTAACTTTTTCCATATACTGTGGAACATCTTGAGGCGGGATATTACCAACATCAATTTTAAATACACGGCGCTCGGGAGCGCGCACGACACGATAAGCAATCATTGCATCCTCAAGCAGTACAAGTTGGCGCCAAATGCGGCGAGCAGGATCAAATACGGATGTACCGTAAGGAGCATGTCGATCGTTGCCAAGAATGCGGAAATGTGCAACCTGCCAGTTTTCAAACGTCATACCGGCGCCATTCCATTGGTACTGAACATAATTAGGGTTGCTAGTATCCTGACCTTCGAGTCTTTCTACCTCCGAGTTGGGAAGACCCACAATAGACGTCACCCCCATCTTTTCATCAACGTCCAAATACAAAAAGAAGTCTCCGTATTTACACATGGATCTCGCCCAGCCAAAAGCATTGAATTCAATATTTAGTACATCATAAAACAGTGAATTAAGAATTGTTTTAATTTCCAAATTCATGCAAGAAACATTCAGTAGCTTATCATACTCATCTGAAGTGGTCATTTCATCAGCATAAATATCCAGGGCCGACGCAAGTTCTGGCATATATTCCATCTGTTCAAAATCAACATATCGTTCGGCACGGTTTTGATTACGAAAAGCCGCCGACGTTAGCATGTTATAGTTCTGCGACATATTACTGTCGGCGCGCTTAAACTCCTGGCCGCTCATTGAACGGAAACGATGTCGATACTTGTCTAAATTGTTGCGTCGTTCTTGGCGGCCAACTTGGGTCCTATAATTTACAATCGGACCTGATAAAATGCGGGTCAACCTTTTGAATAAAGGTGACGCTGGGTTTCTTGTGTTCTTTTCGTTTCTAGCCATTTTATCCCTTTATTAAACCAATATACTGTTCATTAAAATTTTCTGCTTCTGTTGTTCTTTGATTTTCATTTGTTCTTTTGTGTCCTTGCATACCTGGAATAGTTGTTGAAATATTAGTTTCAGAAGTAGTAATAGATGCCATCATCTGCTTACTATATTCTATACTTTTTTGACTTTCTACGATCACAGTATCTCTCACCCAACATCCAATAGCAAACGACATAACCAAATCGTCATTATAACTTCTCATCGCTTGGGGTCTTCCTGATTGCCATATAAACGTTTTCATTTCGGAAAGCAAACGATTCGAATTAATCTTAATTAGTTTGTTTCTCATAAACTCTTCCATCTTCGCAACAATCAGAGGCCTTGTTTTAGAAGATGTTGTGAAGCCAGGAATGGCGTTAGAATGCCATTGTGCTGTGATGGGATCAATATACTGATGATCACCTTTCGTTGTGTGATATATGTTAGGATACCCTTTATCTAACAATTTTTTAAGTACTGCAAAGCCTATATTGTTGTTTTCTATGACTAACATTGGATCTCCATACTCTGCGGCAACGTTATATAAAATATCCGCAAAGTCATCCGGGGTTGGCTTGCCCACATATTCTGCTACAACTTCCATTGTTTCTAATTCAAATATGTGATAAGCACTATTATCCTTACCGTCGCCTCTCGCGACATCGGCAGAAATCAAATATGGTTTTTCTGGGTTGTATCTTTTCCAAATCCAATAGTTCCTATCAAACCCTGTGCGATGCTCTGGGGTCTTAATCCTGTCTAGATACCACTGTATATCGTCGGGGTGGATTACAGTCTCACCAGATACATTAAAATTACATTCCAGCTCCTGTGCAATCTGACGTTTAGACATATTCTTGGTTTCTTTATCAAACCATTTTTTGTCTCTATCAGGATGAACATCCCACAATAATGTGGTCATATAAAAATCATTTGTGCCTGCTTCGGCTTCCACACAGTTTTGGTGGAACCAGTTTCCCACCCCATTAGGAGTGGATAGAGCTATACAGCGGCCGCCGGTTGATAGAGTGGGATAAAGAGCGGTCCATAAATCTGCCAGCTTTTCAACGTGAGCGGCCTCATCAACGACCAGCAGAGAAAGTGCTTCTGACCGGCCGGCGTCGCCGGCGGTGGAAGATCCTTTAATTTGAGAACCGTTTTTTAATTCAAAAGAGGTCCTATTATCAATTTCAATATCCGAAATTCTCATCCAATCGGGGAGATTCTTTATTATTGCTTTTACTTTTTTAACCAGATTGGTTGCTGTTTGAAGTTTGGTGGCGACAACAAGAATGTTTTTGTCGCGGTGAAAAAGCATGAGCCACGCAACGTATGCGGCCGTGATAGTAGAGATGCCCAGCTGCCGCGCTTTAAGAATTATATTGAAGCGATAATCATTAAAATCTCTAAGAAGATCTTCCTGATAGTCGTATGCCTTAAAAGGAATTAGTCCTTTCTGTGGGTGGGAGATACGACAAAAGTTTATTGTAAAATAAGCAGGATCTTTACCTGCCTTGACGATCTCTTTTAATATCTCTTGCTTAGTGAGAGTATTAGCCATAGCATTTGCTACTTACCTTTTTTGCGCGTATCGTTTTTAGGGCGCTTGTTTTTGGGTCCTAGGGCGAGCCAATCTTTAATAGCACTATCTAAGCGATTCTCGTCCGAGCCTTCACCCACATCAGTAACCTCGGTAAGGCCCCCAATACGATAATCACAATGCGCCTGAACATCGGTTCTATAGTTAGAAATTCTTTGTACCAATACATTGGGCTCGCCTTCCATTGTTAAAGTGAGTCCATTACCTGTGATGGCTTTATATTCTTTCTTGAGAAACTTCACAATCTCTTTTAATTGGCGGCCGATATCATCTTCAAAACCATTAGCCTGTACCTCTTTGATCCTTGTTTCGGCCTGATACTTAACTCTCAGAATGGGCCCATGAAATGAAACGCCAAATCCGTCGATTACCCGGCGGTCATTAATAAGGTGGCCCTCCTCTCGCTGAAGGCCGGCTTTACGAGCTTTGCCATCAGCTTGCACTGACTCGTCATGCGCGCCGTCATATGCATTAGCGGCTGCCTGATTGATTCCTTGAATAATTTCATATACTGTTGCCATTTTAATTTTCCCTATTCGGTCTCCAACCGGTTGCCCATCTTTCTTCTCTATCCTCAATCCATTGTATATAGCAGCCGAAGCAGGCTTCAAACTTATTCATATACAAATCATCTCGCGGATGAAAAGAATATTTTTTACAAACAGGACACGTCCTATTGTGGTCTCTAGTAAGTAGTTTTTTGTTTATTAAAAATCCGTCTTGTTCTACTTTGTCTTGAGTTTCGGCCAATTTAGCAAACTTACGCTGTTCTTCTTGGGATTGAGCAATGTAGCCTTTCTCTTTATCATCGTCCCAAAAGCGCTTAGGATTATGAATGGCTTCTTCTCCATACTTTTGAGATATAGCCTTTTCTAATTTTGCCACATATTGTTGTTTATCTTTAGCCATTATGGGGGCACGCTCCCTGTGAAACCAGAAGTTACACTCCAGCCGACTCCGCCGCCGGCAGCGCCATAGGCAGTGGCGTCTCCTACACCCATCGCATCAGTAACAGTGATACCGGTACCGCCATCGTTATCACCCATTCGCCACCATGATTTGAGGGAACTAGAAAGTGATATATCGGTAGGCGTACCACTATTGTATAGATCGCTAACGTCGTCATCCGACAAGGCCTTAGTCCATATACTTACCTCGTCCAACTTTCCACGGAAAGTTTGATTGGTGCCCGGGTTCATCCCTCCGATGTTAACAGTGGCGGTGGTCGAGGATCTAAGGCCCGTGTAACAAGGAGCGTACGCCGGTGGCGAGGAATTATAACATATAGGGTAGGCAGTGCTGCCGGCGTTATAGCGAGTACCGTCCATGTAATAATACATCGCATCGCGACGGGCTTCACTTCCAGCGCGGTTTGCTTCCCCGCCGATGGCGTTGGCGGCTGAGCCAGATGGCGCGTCGTATCTAAGAACCAAATGATGCCAACCACTGGAAAGGCCCGACCAATCCTGGGTTGTATCATATATAGCAATATAATAGCCGCTGGGGTCGTAGAGTTGAGCGAACACATACTTCCCGCCATGAATCTTGATTGACCAGACAATAACAGAACCGCCGGCGCCGGGGACGGCCTGAGATATAAAAGGAGATGCAGTGAAGGTATCCTGCTGAAACCACATACTAACACTAAAAGGAGCATCTCCGTACGGCGCCGTTCTCCCGCCATCGCCGCCGGCTCCCTCGATGAAATTATAACTGGTTGGGTTGGCTACTTTTAAGTAGGAATAGTTCGGAGTGCCGCCGTTATTACCGATGCTTATAGAATAGGTATTACTAAAGCCGGTCACAAAATCCACACCATCGGTAGATTCTATATCGGCGGACGCAACACCATTAATAGTTTCTATGTCGGCTATAGCTACTGCATTAACTTTATTAACTTCTGACATTATGAAATCTCAATATAGGTGCCATCGGGATTGAAATAGATAACATTTGCTGTATCAGTACAATATCCCACTACTCTCACAAAGTCGCCACTTCCGTTTGGAATTCCAACATCCCCTTGAGATGCTGTAGTGCTCACATACACTGGGACACCTTGATCAAAAGTTCCCGCAAGATACGTAGTCATATCAAAAAATCCCCTGAGAAGTAAACCATCACTTACAGATCCCCCTAAAGCAATTGCCAGTAATTGAGAGCCGCCGGTTGCCGGGGCGTCTGCATCAGTATACTTCCAAACCCCAGAAGCATTCAAATACATTAACTTGCCGGCGGCTAAAGTATCTGTACCATCTTCTGTCCCAAAAGTTACCACTTCGCCTCCACCCGTATCATTAGATAAAGAGGTAGGGTTATGATGGGCGTCTAAGACTACTTTTGGATCTGATGTCCCAATCCCTGCTTTTCCAGCAACACCCAAATTGCCAGTTAATTGTAGTACATCTGTGCTTCCGGTAAGAAACATTAAATTGGCGGATCCGCTTATTTCTCGACCTATAGGAGAATTATACCGAAACTGTAAAGACATTTCGGGGCCATCGGCCACCTCAACAGCGCTAGCCGTGATATTCGTTAAAGCCGCACCATTACCATAAAAAGAAGACGCCGAAATATAAGAAGACGCCGACAAACTTGTAACCGCGACAGGGTCTCCGGGTTGTAGGAAATAATTTTCTAGAAAAGTTATAAGGCGGGATCTGCCATAAACCTCGGGTATGGGCTTCTTGCCCTGGCGATGGTGCCAGTTACTCACTCTTCACAATCTCCGTCGATATAGCGAATATCCCCAGAGATGCGAGTGTGCCAATAGTAAATCCTAAAGCAACCATCCACGGCTCTTTGGTTGGGTTTTGCTCCAGAATCAATTTCTCAAGACGATCATTTTCAGCAACTTTAAGAATCATCATTGATTCATATTTATCTTTCCAAGAATGAATTTCAATGTCTTTAAAATCTAGTTGCAACTGAAATCTTTCAGACTGGAGATGTAGTTCATAGCTAATTCGCAAATCGCACTCAGCATCTTCAAACTTTTTATCAACTGCTATTTTAGCTGCTGCTTCATAAGTCATAAGAATGCCGTCAAACGGAGCCGGGTCGCCAGACTTAATCGTGGTTATTTCATAGACCTCTTCAGTACGAGGCTGTTCTTCCAATTCATCATCTGCAATTGCTAATCCCGGGCAAACTAAAAACGCAATCAAATAAAGTGATAATATCTTTTTAACCATGTTTCAACCCAAACGCTGCCGCTATCTCTTTTGATAATTTCTCGGGATCATTATAGCCCTCATCTACTAATTTTTTAAGCGCAGCTTTCTTCTTACTATCTAGCTCTTCGCCGCGGCTGGCGAATTCTTCTTCCAACTCAGCCATTCTTTTCTGGTGCTCTGCTAACCTTTTGTTTTTCTCTTCGATTTCGGCGGCATGAATCCGTTCTATGGTTTCTGTCTCTGCGTCGTGTGCTTGTTGTTTTGATTCTATCAATCCCACGATACTTGTAAGAAAGGCTGCATTACGGGTTAATGCGCCGATGAGGGCCCCCACCACAAACAAAAGCCCAAGAACAATTAGCCACCAAAACTTTTTCGCCTTAAGCCAAGCTTTCTTTATAAAAGCTTTAAAAGCTAGCCATTTCATCAGTCAACCCCCTTTAGACGTGCCACCATATCAACCACTCCTTGGGTTCCAATATAGACAACCGTGATCATTGTCCAGTCTTCTGACGCCAAATCGGCGAATCCCAATAATAAACACGCCGTCACCCAAGCCAGTAGCTTGCGAGAAATAATTTTGTTTAAGCCCTTATCTAGTAAGTGTTTCATTTTATTCGACTCCTTCTTTATAATTAGGGCCAAATAAGAAGTATGTCTAAACTTTACTGGTTTACGCGCGCGTATCCGTTGGTTTTGTCAATTGTAATTTCCATATCTACTATGTCTTTTAAAGAGTCGACATGTGAAACAAGAATGACCGTCTTAAAATACATTTTAATTAATTGAAGGATTCGTATAAAGCCTTCCATGTTTTCGGCATCCAAAGCAGTTCCAGGCTCATCAAGAATAAAAATGTTTCCCTTTGGAAGATTTGAAACGTTAAGAAGAGCCAGACGAATTCCCATGGCAGCAATTGTTTTTTCTGCTCCGGAACCCATTTCAATTGGGCGAGGCTCGTGCTTGGGGTGCTTAATAAGAATATCTAATTTGCGACCATCCTCTTGAAAGAAAACCTCGAAATCAACAATATTAGAAATAATCTTGGCAATCTCTTCATTAATGACGGGGAGCCGCTTCTTAATAATATCATAAGCAATTCCATTAGAGTGCGCACAGCGCATAAACAAATCGTAAGCAGCATACTCTTCGCGAATATTCGAAAGCTCGATTTTCTTTTCTTGCAAAGACTCAACCTTCTGCTCAAGAGAACCAATATTGCGATGATGCTGATTTATATGATCTTCGCAGGTTACTATAGAATCTTTGACCACTTCAATATTCTCTTCGACACCGGAACGTTCGGAGAGTAATTTCTCGATGTTCTTTATTAGTTCTCTTTTCTCTTCGTATAAATCAATTTTTTTATTTGTAACAGAAAGATCATTTTTATAGTTTTTAACTTTTGCATATAACTTTTCAATAGAAACTCTATTATCGCGCTTCTCGATTTCAAAATTATTCTTCTGTATTATAATTCCATTATACTTATCGATTAGTTCTATAAGTTCAGTTGAATTGACAGAAACCACTTTCGTCTTATAAGTTTTTGCTTCTTCTATTTTATCGATTATATCCACCTCAAGTGATGGAATTTCTACAGTGGCCAGATGAGCATCACGTATGAATTGACACATAGGAAATGCAGTACCACATGGCACTTCATCCAATAATGAAATCTTTTTACTCATTGTCTTATATTCATTATCTAACAATCTTGCTCGCGTAACTGTATCTTCGTAACTCTTTTTGAATTCATCAAATTCTTTTTTCTGTTCTAATATTTCTTCAATATCAATGGTAGTAAGAAAGTCGTCATACTCTTTAAGCTTTCTGTCATAATCGGAATTCTCACTTTTGAGTTCAACTATGTTAATGTCAGTATTGTCAATTTTGGTTTCAAGCGACGTTCGTGTCTCAAGCAAAGCTTTAATATCAAGACGCTCTGCGGGAATAGAATCAATTTGCTCTGTCAAAGAAATGTACTCTAATTTCGCATTAGATAAGTCTTGCCTCAGTTCGTCACAAGTAACAACTTCTTTATCCAAAGCTATTTGTGCTTCATCCCTCTGAAGTTCAGCAATTGCTATATTATTATCATAGTTAATGTCCGCGAGGCGACGATGGAGGGCTTTAAGGTCTGCTGAATCTTCCTGGGCCAACTTAAATTTTCTTTCAAAGATCTCTAAATCCAAGAACTTAGCGAGAATTTCTTTCCTGCGCGTCGAGCCCTCTTTAATGAACGACAAATTATCGAGTTGGCTCGACATTGAAGTAAGCAGGAAGTCTTCAACTGTTCCGAAACGCTTCCGAATTTGAGCATCTGTCTCAATACGGCTTAGACCATTAAGACTTGTTGATTCCCCCACATCGGGACCGAGGCCTGAAAATTCCAGATTTGTCTTCGCCTCATTAGTAACAACACCTTTTAGTTTCTTTACATACTTTTCGGAAGTTCGTTCAATAGAATATATTTTATCACCAATTTGTAATTCAGCTAAGCCGCGGCAATCTTTTGTATGCTGGTTAATAATGTTATAATTCTTACGCTCATTTTTTGATGTGGTGTTAAACATTGTATAAAGTAAGCCGTCGATAATACTAGACTTTCCTGAAAAATTCTTTCCAAAAATGCCGATGATTCCATTTAGTTTAGAGAAATCAACGCTATTATCGGCGCCATAATTAAACAAGTTATCCCACTCAAATCTGTTAAGGCTCCAATTAATGTTGCGGGCGACTTCTTCAGTCTCTTCAATCTGTGAGTTATACTTCCGATTAAGATCAAACACTCGTTCTAGCATCGCCTCAGATGGTGTGTAATCTGTAAGATATTCTCTTATAAGATTCTGCTGAACTCCTTTATCTCGTAGGTTTTCAACCTTGAAGGTCTTTCCAATTTCAACGGTTCCGCGCTCGCCGGCAGCACGATTTAAGAACGTAATGCTCTCTGGCTTAAACCGATGCTTTGCAACATCGACTGCTTTGCGCATCGCGTCTAGCGATAAATTATTATTACTAACAAGGCGCAGTCGCGCGTCGGCGGGAACGCTTGTCTTCCTGGGTATACGCCCCTTTGGTGTGAGTTCGATTGTTACGAACGGCCTAGGGTTGAGCAAAACATGATGACTCACGCGAAACTCATCTTTGTCTTCAATTTCCCAAATCAGAAATCCTTTATCATTTGTCTCGCCATGATTCTGCTGAACAGTTGAGCCGGCATATCTCACGCGGCCTTCAGTATCAAGAATTTGATTTGTCTTGTGAATGTCGCCAAGCAACGCATAATCGTGGCCACCAAAGATTCCCACATCATGATCGCCGTGAGTCATCACCCAGCCAGTGTCAGTCTTCACGCCTGAAACAGAGCCGTGATAAAGTGCGATGTTGATTCTGTCAGGATCACTCGGCTTAACCCAGTTCTCCTCGTCAAAAACCGATAGCACGTTAAAGGCGATGTGAGGGCCTACAAGGACTTCTCCTGCGTTCTTAAGCAGATGTAGGTCCGGCAAGTTTAAAGCCTTCACAATCGGTGTGAGGGCGTCC